CATTCCTGCTGAACCGCTCTTCCGATCTCGGAGGTACCTTGGCGATAGGTGTTGGTGACATCGGTCATTTGTCGTTGAATATTGCCCAGAGGTTTTGAAATCTGGTCAATTAATCCAACTTGAAATCTGAGTGCTTCTGGTAACATCAACAATTCTCTATTTGCTTAGTGGTTAACCGCCAAAGGCTTTGGCTACACCGCTAGCGGTGACGGCTTGCATGTTTTCCCAATGGTTCTTCTCTAACCAAATCGCGTAGGCAAGGTTCTGCTCAGTATCCGGTTCATTAGGTAGCCACTTTCGCCGCCACGCATACATTTTTTGCCTGTCGCTACTATCAATGGCAGCGACAAGCCCATCTATTTTTTTACCGAGATGGAAAGCTTAGGCGCGTACTCTTTAAGAACGACACCGTAAATTTGCGTTGCTGCACCTGGGTTCTGCTTAGTAATTTCACGCAGTGCGTCTTTTGAACCTTCACTAACGCTGCTCATCAAGAAGTTATGTGCTGCGCTGCTCGCATCACCTTGCAAGATGGTATTTTGTGCTTCGTCGTACTCAGCTGGCGTTGGGTTGAATTCAAGGTCTGTCGTACCAACGGTTAAAACAATAGGTTTTGTCATGCTACTTCTCGCTCTTTATCTAACTTGTTTTCCAAACGGTCGAACCGTCCATTAATTGAATCTTTCAAATCGTCTACGGCTTCCCGTAGCTCATGCTTGGTGGCGTATTTTTCTGCAACATCCGCTCGTTGGTTGGCAATTGCCAGCTCGTTTTTGTGAGTCCGCTGTTCGAGATCTCGGGTTGTGGCTGCGGATTTCTCAGCGCGGGTGTACACAAAACCGATCAGCGTTAACAGGAAGCCTCCCAATCCCAGCAACACGCGCCAATCTTCCATCTAGCCCCCTTGCAAATTCAGTTTTTTACTTTTGTCAGCACTGCCTTTGCTGCTACCCAACCAAAAAGCCACTCCTGTACCAAACGCACCAAGTACGGTACCGGAAATCATGATCAGCACCTGGGCATATTCTTTCGATGGTTCACCGAAGAACAAAGCGGCAAACATTCCAGTGACCATGGCACAAAGCAACAAAGCTAGAAGACTTGGCATCCAGTGATCTTTGTGCTGCTCACGAGCATGCTGCGTATCTGCTAGATTGGCTCGTTTGGCTTCCAAAGCTAAGCGACCTTCTTCAATGGAGAGACGTTTAAGCTCTTGCTCGTGCTCTTTCTCCAATTGACGCAGTTTGAATAATGCTTCAGTGTCATTGACCAACGCCTGTTCAATCGCTTCTGGCGTATTTTCAACATCAAGGGCATTAGCTACTAGTCCACCTACCGCGCCCCCTGCTGGACCACCAATTAAGGTGCCAACCAATGGTGCAGCCGAACCAATAAGTGATTTCACTTTTTCCCACATATCAATCAGTCCTTTAGAATTGTTAGGCTTGCTGGCTCTCCGCCAAGCTCTGCCATCAGGTTGTTAAATGCAGCGGTTGAGTTCATCACTGCCCATTCACCACCCACAAAACCAAAATCCACACCAGGCGCCAAACAACCTTGAAGCTGCTTAGGCGAATTCGCTTTGTGAATCAAAATATGAGTTCGTAGGCTTGGCCCTTGTCTAGTCACACCAAGGTCTTTGCTTTCCAATGCATAGCACTCACCAAACTTTGGCGATTTATGAGGAAAAAGCGTGTAGCTACCTTCTGGGATACAGGACTTAGATGGCGCGTTGTTCTGCCAAGGTCGCTCAACAACACAACAAACCTGACTACCATCGGCACGGTGTAACGTTGAATAGGTACCGTGAGGAAAGTAACGGCGCTTTAAAACCAAATGCTTCATCGCTTAAATCTCTCTATGTTGCTTTGGCACTGGGTGCAGTATTGGCACCCTGGTACTTTTTGGCGGCGTTCTTCCGGTATTGGGTCGCCACATTCGCCGCATTCCTGTGCGCTTTCCCGTTGTTCAATTCGCTTAGCCCTTGCCAGTTGGTTGGCAAGCGCCACTTCTGTGAATTGGGTTTCAAGGCCACTGGCATGGTCGATAACATCAGACATCACGCCCCCTTATTACTGCACCAAGTCTTCGGTTTCATCTGAGCGCAGGTATGGAACACCGTTAATATTCACAAAATCTGGGCTTGTTACTTCAAACGGCAGTTTGTGAACCAGTGCGCTACCACCATTGGAATCAACATCAAGCAAATCAGAAATTTTGATTCGACAACCAAAGGCTTCTACTTTCAGCTCATCTTTATCAATCTTGCCGTAGAACAGAGCGTCAAAGGCAGGCAGACCACGCCAAGAACCGGCTTGTTTTGCGGCCTTGCTCAACTGGTTAAACTGCTGCGTTGTGAGCTCCATTTCACCACTTGCTTCTACATCACCATCGACATAACCATCTGGCACACCAGAGGTTTTATTCACGGCGGAATTGTCGGTAATAGATAAGGTGACTTTTTGCGCTTTCAACTTGTAGTCGCCCATTGAAAAGTGCATGTTCTTGCCAGAAATACGCATGCTCATTGGTTATGCCTCCGAATCTGCAGGGTTAGAGAGATCAAGCCCAATGTTGACCACAATGTGTTTCGGGCAGTTATGAGGGCGAACCATTAAGCCAATGTTTACTTTGGTTTTAGTCATCCACTGAATTGACACATCTTCATCGCGTGGTGGCATGATTTCACCAGGGAACGGAATGCCGCCAATCTCAGTGGTCTTCGACATGTCGCGCATGTCTTTACTGAAGTAAGTGCGGTTGAGCTCGATACTTGGTGGTGTTGAATTAAGAATGCGGTCAGCAATACGACGAATCGCTTTAATTCGAACGCGGCGATTTAGTTTGTGAACGGGGCGAACATATTCAAGGTATTGATAGTCTCCGCCTTTCGCTTCCAGCGTGGTGGCGTCTGTCCAGTAAATGCCTTCCATATCGGCGTACCACTGGGGCAGTGAATAACGCGCATCGGCTAGCGCTGAAATAGTGCTCATTTCAAGTGGTTTACCTGCTCTATCCACTGGCATTTCACCAAGACCTAATAGGCTTCCCGTTGCGACTCGCATTGGGCTATCGGCTACGGTGACAGCGCGATCACATAAGCGACCACCAAGCACACCGACATTATTGCCGTTAAGCATTGGCACTGGCGTTACCATGTTTGCTGCCACATCTTTCACTAGGGCTAGCATTGCGGTTTCGTAGTCCGACCACGTTTGGGTATCTGCATCAATACCAGCACACGCAGCAAGGAAGAACACCCAACGACCAAGTTTGCTCGTTAGCTCTGTTGCTTTGTCTTGCATCGTTGTGAACTCCGCTTTGTCGGCCACAACATCAACAATACAAATACCTTCGAAAGAGTCGGTAAGGTTGGCAGTATCTACAGCGTCTTCCCAAGAGTCACCGTCAGCCAAACCGAAGATGGCACCCGTCCAGTTTTGTTTACCATTGAGCTGCGCAGCTTTGACGTTTGCGCCTAGCGCATCATCAGCGACCACTTCATCAAGGTTAGTCATATTGTTTACACGGGTAACTTTGCCTTGCAGTTCGGCTTTATCCGTTCGCCCGATGTAGAGCAGGTGGCGTTCAATCTCTGGAATCCCGCCTTGCCCTAAATTGAGGTTGTTTACCTCTACCTTTCCGGTTGCCATTGGTTATTTCCTCGCTTATGTTCGCGTCTTGGCCTGCTCAAAGATCTTTATGAGTTGGCGGGTTACTTCGCGTTCGTTACTGCCTAATATCTGGCGTTCTGCTAATGGGATATCCCAAGCGGTGACATTGGGCTGATTGCTCAGCTCCCGGATAATTTGCCCGGCTTGCCCATGGGTAACGGTTTCCATCAATAGGCGAATGCTTGGCTTTTTCCGTCCTTTGCCGCTTTTTCTCGGTACCGTGTAACCCAGTTCCCTTAGCTTTCGCGCTTGCCCTTTAGAGCAAGGCGCGGAATAGTCTGGTGTTCCCCATCGCTTTTGCATTTGGCGCTTGGTCATTTTTTGCTTTTGACCAACGTGGTGCCTGGCTGCAATTCTTGCGGTGAGCTTGTTGCTCCAAGTTAGGTCGAGCATGTTGGCGTTTCGTACATAAGGGGTTAATCCCTTCGCCATACGGCGCATCACTTTGCCGCGCTTCTTCCCCTTTTTGGGCTCTAATGCTTGCCCGTGAATATCTTTCTGTTGCTGAATTCGTTTGCGTGTATTGGCTTTTTCCCAACGGCCTAGGGTTTTCAGTATCCAAACTCGCTTCTTTGGTGGCAGTGCTAACATGGCAAGCTTTTCTTGCATGTTGAGCACATCCCTTTTATTCGCACTAATCGTTGGTTTCATTCACCAACTCCGCTTCTTCTGCGGTGTAAATCTCTACGGCTTGAACTCGGTATTTAATTCCGCGCCAGGTAATCATTCCAGCTTCCGCATCTGGTACCAGTTCGATAGGCTCCATCAGCTCAAGCTCTATGCTCACATCAGCGACTTCATTACTGATCACATCTACCGATAGCGTTGGGTCTTCTAGTTCCTGTTCGTTTCGGTCTTCTTCATGGTCGCTCAACCAACAGGCAACCAGAGCTAACAAACAACGTGGGTCTAATAACTGGTGAGGAAACTCCTCGACCGACACCACCGCGTTGTATTTCCAATAACAGGCGATATAGCCATCGTTTCCACGATCTTCACCGCTTGGCACTATCGAGCCGTTCTCTTGCCAAGCATCAATTTTGTTATCAAGCACATTGCTGTTCAGGTGGCTAACGATGTAATCCGTTAAGTGCTCCAGCTTAGTTTTGTTGTAAGCTGTTTCACTCATATCGAAGCAATCCCATTGGCACTACGGCCAAGTAACAAGCGCACATCTTGATTGCTTTGGGTGACAAAACGTGCCTCTTGTTCTGGTTCATCTGTCGCTACACTTTCGCCCTCTTTGCGGCGGTCTTGCGTGGCGAACTCTGGCAATAGGTCAGCGTGGGCCAAACCATAAACCGCGCGTTTATATACCGCCGTTTTAGCGACACTCAGCACAGGCGGGTTGCCATCAACTAGCAGGCTTTCAAGTCGCTGCTGAATATTCAAAGCTGCAATGGTCACGGCTGCAGCCATAGAGTCGTTATCAAACGTATGGGGAATACGGCGCAGCTTGCGGAATTCATCGGTTGATAAATCCGGCCAACCTTCACCAGGTATGGCGGTATTGGCTGCACTGTTAACTTTTCCACCAAAGCTCATCACGATTCCTTATTTGAATAAGTGCGCCTCTAGCCACTGGGTCGACGGTATCGAGTTAGCCTATTGGCTTCTCTTACCTCACCAGCCGAGGCGCGGTGGCGTAGGAGTCTTTAAAGATTCTTGCCGTCTTTAATGGCACGAATTCGTTGTTCAATTTTCTTGATTTGGGTACCCACACCCACTTTGCTGTGCTTATCGTGGGCGTGTTGAAGCAGAGCCAAAGCCTTTTCCAACGTTTCCAAGTTGCCGATCGCTGTCGCTTGCGGTTGGCCTTCTTCATTTCGAATCAGGTATAAGCCTGCGAACTTGAACCACTTGGCGTGAACCTTTTCGTGTAAACGCCAATCTTTTTCGATCTTCTCAAACACGTTGGAGAAGTAAGGTTCAATCGAGTTACCACGTTCAGATTCGTTTTCGGCCCAAGCCAATACTTCATCAGCACAGAATGTCGGCCAATCACGGCGGAAGTTCTCTGGCGTTGGCAAGTCTCGTTCGATTGCCTTCATGCACCATTCAATGGCGGTATCCAGTTCTTTAATATCGAATAGCCAGATCACCAAGTTGGTAAAGATTGGGTTTTCGAACTGCTCACCACTTTCTAAGTAAGCTTGAACATACGGCTTGTATTTCGGGACTAAGACATTGCGCTTATGCTCGACACGATCAGCAATCGCATTGAAGGAACGCAAATGCTTGCGGTCTTCTTCGAAGTCAATCAGCTTGATGTGCAGGCTATTGGTGTCTGCACCAGAAACGGTTTCTGGCGCAGACTGGTTAGCTTGCTTTTCAAGAATCTGTTTACGCTGTCTTGCTAATGAACTAACCATTGTTCACCCCTTACGCGGCTGGCTCAGGGTCAACAACTGTGACCGCTTCGATTGCAGCAAACTTTTTAAGGTTGCCCACTGCATAACCTTCCATGCGGATATGGTTTTGCTTAAAGCGAAGCTCATCTTCATCGTTCTTCTGCTTGCGCCACTGCGTCCCTTCCTGCGTAAGGATTTGCAGATTCTTGGTATTGGTCACCCAAATTTGATTAGCAGGGAAGAACGGCGGTGTGTAAGCCTTTTTACCCGCAATCGTCTTAGCTAGGCTTTGCGCCGCTTTGTGCTCAGTTGGGCTATCTGCTGCTTCAAGCAAACGGTGTTGTTCAGCCGCCACCAAATCAGAGCCAACCAACACAACAAGATCAGGGTCTTGGCGATGCTCTGGAGCAATGGTTGTATTGATTAAGTCTTGCACCAACGAATCAAGGTTTTTGTATGAATCTTGGGTAGCACCTGTTGGGTCAAGGTCGGCTGATGCTAGCACTTGAGCTGCCGCTTTCTCTTTTACAATTTTTAACCAGCCCTTGTTCACATCTTGCCCTAGCGGATTAGCAACTGGGTCGGTTTTGGCTGCGATAGATGTACCATTGAAACCAATACGCAGCATGTCTAAGGCAAAGCGACGAGAGATAGCGTTTTTCATCATGGTTAGCCATTCGTTCTTTGAGCCTGAGTTAGCCCATTGAGTCATGGTTTCCCACATAATGTGTGCGCCTGAATCGGTTTTTGTCAGTTCGTAGGTATTACCACTTTGACCCACTTCAACGCTAAAGCGCCCAGTATTGGAGCGACCTGTAGACAGGCCATCATCACCCACATCGACCACTTGACCTTTAATTTGTTGAACAGGCAGTAGTGAAACCATTCCAAGAAACGCATCGGACTGCATAATTGCTTGGCGCAGCTTAGTTTCCATTGGTGGTGTTAGGTTAAACGTCTGTGTGCCCTGTGGAGCGTTTGCCGCTGATAGCGTTGCTGTGCAGAACTCTAGTAAATAGGTGGTTGATAGTGCATTCAGCATTTAAAACATCTCCGTGGTTGAGAATTTGTCATCAGCACCTTCGCCCTTTGGCTCTTGGTCAGGTACTTCCTGTGAAAGTTTGTTGAACTGGGTTTCGAGACCATCCACTTTCTCAAGAAGCGGATTGAGTTTTTTATCCAGAGTGGCAGAGAACTGTTCGATCACTTGGCTTTGGTCTTGTTCTTCTACTGGATCTTCTGGGGTCTCTGCATTGAGGTTGAACTCTTCGGCCAGTTCTTTTTTGAACTCACCTTTGAATGCGGAAAACTGCTCTTTAAGTGCTGTTTTAAGTTGCTCTTCAGTCACTTCGGTATCCTCGTCTATTGATGGAGTTTCTGGCACTTCATCGCCAGAAGAGAAAAATTCATTGAATGCCGCGAAAAAGCGGTCTTTCTTGGTGAAACAGGCTGAAAAGTCGATTTCTTCAAGTGCACTGCATTCAAGTTCGGTGGTTTCACCTTGCTTACGAGAGAATTGAAGTAGCGAAGTACCTGTGGAGGCTGGGGAGTCAGTCGCAGCTAGGCCCATTAAGTAACAACGCCCTTCGCCCTTGTAATCGGGGTTTGGCTCAATGGATGTGAATAGCTTTTGCTTTTTACGATTTGCTTCAAGCATGTAGTCGTTAGGCTCAAGCTTTGCGAACAGACGCATTTTGCCGTCTTTCTCTTCCGCTTTAAGCTCTACTACCTTGCCCCAGTTTTCACCGTAACCATAAAAACGGCGGTGCTCTGGCCAAATCAATGCTGTGAATTCTTCAAGCGAATAGTTTTCCGCCATTTGAGTTAACCATTCACGGGTGATTTTACGCCCGTCTACGGTTGGCCCCTCTGTCGCTATGATTTTCCAGTCACTAATCTTTGGCATTTACATACTCACATTCTCAAAAGTTTGTTATTTACATCTCGATTTACGCAAACAATACGCCTTTGAATGACTGCTTTCAGCCACTTCAATTCCTAGGAATTCGGATTTTGGCTAAATCCGAATTCATCCGAATTTTACTTAGCCATTTGAGAGTTTTCGGGGCGTATGATGCAGCTATGGCATATTCAGACGAAATAAAAGAGGCCGCGAAAAAGCTTTATTTACGCGGATTACCTCCAAAGGAAATTGCGGCGCAACTTAACCTAAATAGTGACCGCATCATTTATACCTGGGCGGAGAAATTCGGCTGGGCTTTGTTGTTGAACGAACTTTCTGTAGAGGAAATGATTAACCGCCGTTTGGCCGTGTTAATTGATAAGGACGAGAAAACCGATCAGCAGCTTAAAGAGATGGATAAGCTCATAGACCATCACGTTAAGTTGCTAAAAGCGAATGCCGATGCGAAAGCCAAAGCTGAACGCATGCTTTCGCAAGGCAGCTCGAAAGCTAATGATTCTGAACCAGCCAACCAAGGTCGTGGTGGTAACAGCAATCGCAAAAAGAGCCGAAAGAAAAACAGCATTGAGCACCTAGCCGAAGAAGACTTTAAACGCTGGCATGAATCGCTGTTCGAATATCAGCATGTCATGCGTAACAATATTAAGCAGCGTATTCGCAACATTCTTAAATCACGCCAAATCGGTGCGACTTACTATTTCAGCGGTGAAGCGTTAGAAGATGCAATCCTAACTGGCGATAACCAAATATTCCTTTCTGCTTCTCGCGCTCAAGCAGAAGTTTTCCGCAGCTACATTATTGCCATTGGTAAAGAGTTTTTAGACATCGAGTTAACCGGCAACCCGATCATTCTTTCTAACGGCGCAGAACTTCGCTTTTTATCAACCAACAGCAAAACAGCCCAGAGTTACCACGGCCATGTTTATGTCGATGAATATTTCTGGATACCCAAGTTTGACGAGCTGAACAAACTTGCTTCGGCAATGGCTACGCATAAGAAGTGGCGTAAAACCTACTTTTCTACGCCATCATCGAAGATGCACCAGGCTTACCCATTTTGGACGGGCGACCAATGGCGAAAAGGCAAAGAGTCTCGCGCAAAGATTGAATTCCCGACCTTTGAAGAATATCGCGATGGTGGCCGACTCTGCGACGATAAGCAGTGGCGTTATGTTGTCACCATTGAAGATGCCGCTAATGGTGGTTGCGACCTATTCGACATTGACGAACTTCGAGAAGAATACAGCCAAGACGACTTCAACAACCTGTTTATGTGTGTGTTTGTCGATGGTTCGCTTTCTGTCTTCAAGTTCTCTGACCTTGAAAAAGGCATGGTGGATGCAGCCCACTGGCAAGACTTCAAGCCAAATAACAAGCAACCCTTTGCCCGTCGAGAGGTTTGGTTAGGTTATGACCCATCCCGAACCCGAGACAATGCCTGCTTGGTGGTTGTGGCACCGCCTGCCGTAGCGGGTGAAAAATTCCGTGTATTGGAAAAGCACTATTGGAAAGGGCTCAACTTCCAGTATCACGTTTCAGAAATCGAAAAAGTATTTCAGCGTTACAAAGTCACTTATATTGGCGTCGATACCACGGGCATTGGCGGCGGTGTTTGGGACTTAATTTCTAAGAAATACCCGCGTGAATCTCACGCTATTCACTACAGCAACGAAAACAAAAACCGCCTAGTAATGAAGATGATCGACGTTGTAGAAGCCAACCGACTTCAATTTGATGCCGAACACAAAGATATTGCTATGGCATTTATGGCGATTAAGCGAGTACCAACGGCCAGCGGTAACGCCATGACATTCAAAGCAGAGCGCAGCCAGACCACAGGCCACGCCGATGCATTCTGGGCTATTTCTCACGCCGTCGCCAATGAGCCGTTAGACCACTCAACACCAACTAAATCAACTTGGGCAACTGCAGCATGACCGAGCAAACAGAAACTTTAGTCAAACAAGAAGAACAAGCACCCGAGTCGGTTTACCACATCGACTCTGCACCCGAAGCTATCGACTCTAATAGTTGGATGACTTCCTACTCAGATTTGTTTTACAACGATTCCGACAATTATTGGGAACCACCAATTTCACGCGCTGGATTAGCCGACATTGCCAGAGCCAACGCTTATCACGGCTCTTTATTGATTGCCCGGGCCAACTATGTGGTTGGTCGATTCCAACAAGGGGGCTCAACTCGCCGTAGGCATATTCAAGCTTTTTGCCGCGACTACTTCACCTTTGGTGATAGCGCTTTCTTAAAAATCCGCGATGGCTTTAAACGTGTAGTACGTTTGCACCCGTTACCTGGCATGTATTTACGTAGGCGCAAAAACGGCAACATTGTCATTCTTGAACGAGACAACCAACAACGAGAATACCGCAAAGAAGATGTGATCTTCTTACCTCAGTACGACCCACAACAACAAGTTTATGGGTTACCCGATTACTTAGGCAGTATTCAGAGCAGCTTACTAAATAAAGATGCCACTCTCTTTCGTCGCCGTTACTACAAGAACGGGGCTCACATGGGCTTTATCTTCTACGCTTCTGACCCGAACCTAAGTGAAGAAGACGAAAAGAAGATGAAGGAAACCATTGCCAGCTCCAAAGGCGTGGGTAATTTCCGCAGCATGTTTGTGAATATTCCGAACGGCAAAGAGAAAGGTATTCAGTTAATCCCTGTGGGCGACATTGCCACTAAGGACGAGTTCGAACGAATCAAGAACATCACTGCACAAGACATTCTTGTGGGCCATCGCTTCCCTGTAGGTAAAGCAGGGATCATCCCTCAAGGTACCACCAGTTTAGGCGACCCGATTAAGATTGGCAGTGAATACGCCAAAGATGAAATAATTCCAGTATGTGAACTGATTATGGATGAAGTGAACAGTGACCCAGAGATCCCCAAACGGCTCCATTTAAAGTTTGATACCGATACGGGAACAACTGCATAAAACTGTACATAAACACAGTTTATGACTTAATATTGAACTGTCAGTCAGTTCAGCTAGGTCATTGTTATGAGAGTGTTTTGCCCAGAATGCGGTGAAAAGAGCCGCATCCAGAAATCAAACAGAATAAGTGCTAAGTACGCAGATTTATATTGCTCTTGCAGTGACCCTGAATGTGGTCATTCATTTGTGATGAACTTGTCTTTTAGTCATTCTCTTAGCCCTAGTGCTAAAACCACTTCACAGTTAGCCTTTAATATGATCAATGCTTTAGCACCAGAACATAGAGAAGAATTAAAGCAGCAGCTTTCTATTCTATAATTTAAAGTTAGGACTATCCGCTTCATCAGCCATCCCAATAATAGACTGGATGGCTTTTATTTTTTCATCATCCAAAAGATGAGTAAACTTGGGCAATATACCCTCAAGTAACATTCTCCCCGCCTCCTCTCTTCCCTCTCCTTCAGAACTGACGGCCACACCATCAATAATTACATCCAAAGCTGATTGGAATAGCTGCTTTTCTTTAGACATATCAATACCCTTACCAGTGACACTGAAAATATACTGTATATCCATACAGGTTTCTAGCCTGATTTTACTGGTGATGCTCGTTTCGCGATCTAAGTTGCAGCTGTTCATTAATCTATATCCTCTTTTTCGTATTCATTACACCTAGGATACGATTAAAGTAAAATGCGCAAGCCCATATGGAACATATAACCAAAATTAAAAGAACAACGAGTAATAACACTTAATGACCATTCGAAAAAACAAAATATCAACAACTTATGATCATCAAAACGAACAAAGAAAGAATAAAACCCTACCAAGCATCAAAAAGGGCATCGCGCACCATACTTGGCTAGCACTTTTGCGATGTACTCCCACAACTCATTCAAATCTCGATATTCCAAATAGAAGTTACTGTCGACGAATTGCGAGCCACTGGATGAAAAGTTAGGTGCTGTATTACCCTTGCCACCGATACCTAATTCAAAAGTTGCGGCAAATTTGCCACCTTTAGGTCTTACATTGAATTTGATGTGGTATGTCCAATGGGTTTCAGATTGGCAACGGCGATATAAAGCAGGAATCCAGCCCGAGTCGTAAAAATTTGGGTAGGTGTGGTTTGGTAGTTGATTGCCAGCGAACGGCGGAAGTGTTGGAAGATTAGAACGAAGTTGGTTAGCCATTTGATTAAAAGCGTTGATGTAGGCTTCTTTGATTGCTGCGGCTTTCTTGCCTGTAAACCCCATCACTAAGAACATAAAGCCGTCTTTGGTCATTTGGTAGGCTTTGCGAAACTCGCCTTTTTTGTCTAAATAATCAACCACCGCAAAATTGCGGGCGTTGAATTCTTCTGAGCAATCAATATTTTTGAGTTTACGCAAAACATCATCATGACGCTTGCCGAAAGCTTCTGCTACTTTGAGTGAAGTGGTTCTTAAATCACCGTGAGTTTCTACAACGGCGTTCTCGGGAAGAAGAGTGATTATGGTCATAGTGACCTCCGTAAGAATGACTTTGTAAATCACCACTCAGAGGTTCCAATCTATGGGTGGCGAACTGGACAAGGTTGGAACTACCGCTCTTACGGAAACGGCCAGCCTAGGCTGCCTCGCCCAGCCCACCATAATGCAGATAGTACGATTCTTATACGAAACGTCTATGTTTAGATGAGGCTAAGCCATACACATAAAAAAACCAGCAAAAGCTGGTACATGTGTACCGTAAGAGTTCAAATCGGGGTTCCAATCCCGGCACTGGATTTTGCCAGTACTCTAGTAGGTTAGCCGATGTGATCTATACTAGTCAATGATGTTTAGGGATATTGATGAACATTGACGCATATTGATTAAGATTTGACAATGTGACGATTGTTTGAAACTTTAGAGTGATGTATAGTTTGCGGCATCACTAACAGCAAAGGACACGCGTATGCTTGGATTTTTTAGTTCTAAAAAAGATGAGAAACCTGATCGCTTGCTGAAACTAATGTTAGAAAACCATGATCGGGTGACCATCAGTCACAATGGAGTTGTACGAGTAAACCTCGAAAACGAGGACGTTAAAAAAGAGATTCAAAAGCACATTGATAAACTCAAAGAGCTTGATGAATTAGAAAAATACGCCATATAACATGGGAATAACTTTAGTCGTGGTAGTCCTCATCTCGGGCTACCTTTTTTCTTATTTGCACCTATCCTCTCACTACAAGCTCACCAGGACTGAAGGCTGGCACTCATACTTTTTTGTGGCCGCCCGTGGAATATTCTTCGCCGTATCTAGCATGGTACTATGCTTTCTAATCGACTATTACGATTGCGTGGCCAAACTCATGCAAATATACGGTTGGAAACTGCAAGACTTTAGCAAACTGGCAATAAGTGCAGACATGTTAAAGCAAGGCTCTTGGGCTATTTTAACTGTCGTTCTTGCCCTGATTGCAGGGCTTGTGACTCTTGCTGTTTACAAAATATGCCCAAAACGAAAAGCACAAAAAATAAAGGACATTGTCAATGAGAACCACCTTGAAAAGTTCATCGTTGAGGCTTCTTACACACAGTTCCCAATCGCAATCACGTTAAAGTCACGTAAAACCTATATCGGTATCTGCTTAGGTGATGAGCTAATCAACAGTAAAATTGAACATATTTCTATTATCCCACTGCTCAGCGGTTATCGAGACAAAGACGACTTATCTATCGACATCACAAACAACTACCAAGCTCACTACATTGAAGAAGGTATCGAGGAAGGTATTCACGAAGAGCTAACAAAAGATCATTTTCGAATTATAGTTCCAACCGACCACATTGAAACATTTTCGTTTTTCGATCTGAGCACTTACGTTAAATTCAAGAAGAAAGAGCTAGAAAAAAAGCGCAAAGCTAATAGCATGCCATACCCCGATACTTATGTTTCACACATCACATACAATTCATCAACACCTCAGCAGTAACGCCAAGGCTTCTGCTGATTACTTGAGCCCCTTATCGTCCAATGTTCTTTAACGCCGCATAGTAGGCGGCACCTTGCATCTTTATTGCAGTTTCGTTCTCTTTTTTTGATAACGCATTTTTAAGCGCCAACTGGATTTCAAAGTCGGTCGCTTCTCCACTCACTTTCGATACATATTCTTCAATTCCCGAGCTGAGTACATTTACCAGCTCCATATCTAGGCTTTCACGATTAGTGTTCATAACTTCTTCTCTCCTACGCTAACGGCCAGTCGCTTTCCAACTCAGGGAAGAACGAAAGGTCTGGTTGTTGATACTCATCTTTTGCTTGCTCAGGTTGGGTAAATAGTTGGTCCCAACCCTCAAAATCCATCCATTTCAGATCATCTGCAGGTGCACGACTGACTTCGACAAGCTGTGCTGGGCGTTTATTGCCGTGTTCGTCTACCTCCGCAGGGCGGATTTGAAGACTTGTCTCGTTATCTACTTTTAGTGAGCTGCCTTTTAGCAATGCATTTAAGGCAAGCTCATCAATATTTGGTGGGCTATTCGCCAATATTTCATTTGGAGCTAATAACCTGGTTAGCTGATCGCAGACCTGTACTTTCTCGGGCTCCGTACAGTTATTGACAGAACTCCGAGAGGAGCCAGAGGCTCCAGAAAGAGCAAGATCAGAAGCAAGAGCAAGAGCCCCCGCTTCCGTTTCTTCGTTGACTTGTGATTTCTTCTTAATCGTCCAAACCTTTAGGCGTGTTTTAACCACTTCCTCTGGCGTTTGGAAACCTTGTAACTTGCGAACGGTTTCGCCATGCGGTGAAGCAAATGGCAGCTCTTGGTAAACATTCACGATCAGCAAATCGTCACGCTTAACGAACGGGCCACCCTGCCCCATGATGTAACCTTGCCAGTTACCATGGTCAGCCGCTTTCAACGTGCCTGCGATGCTTGGGGAATGGGTTTTAATACGGGATTCATAGTTAGCCGCAATAAACTCAACCAACTCGCCGTTGGTTAGTGCTCTTGCAGGTTTTACAGGGCCAACAATATGGCGGTTCAACATGCCATAAATAGCCATTAGGTCGCCGCGCTCTTGCATGAACACGTATTCCATAAAGGCTTTTTTATTCTGGTTAGCAAAGCGGCGTAACTCGCGGTATGTCGTAACCGGAGCACCACCAAAGAATTGGAACTGACGAATACACCAACGGCTTTTCCAAGCGCTCACGTTCTTCGCCATGTCTTTAACTGATTTGCCAGTTTCATCGGACACTTCATCATCCATCGCGAAACCGTCAATATTCTTAGAAATGTATTTAGCAATGTAACCTGTTGCGGTACCTTGCTCTGGGTCGATAAAACCCACATCACAACGCGCTGAGTAATTCACGTTTAAAGTGGTTAGCGTTTTCTCAACAATAGGAAGGCGCTGAGCCGAACTTGGGATCACAACTTCTGGGCAGTGGCGTTTCATCTTCACAGGGAAGTTATTCGCATACACCTTTGAATAAACCGTGAATGGGTTCACTGATTTGTTTTCACGCACGCAGCTATCAACCAACGGCCATTGCTTTGTTGGCATCAGTTCATGCATATCGGCTTTCACTGCATAGCGGATAAAGATATCCGTCACGCGCAATACTTCTTCGGGTTTAACCCAAAGCAGCAAGTGCCAGTGCGGTGTGCCGTCATGGTGAGGCTCTGCCACACGAACGCCAAACCAACGAATGCCATCACGGCTTAACTTAGCGCGAATACGTTGCCAAACGTTGTTCAAGTAGCCTTGTGCATCACGAGGGCTTGCACCGTTCCAGTGGCTAATAAAGCCACCTTTCTTGTAACTGTTGTGATATTGCGCCGGAGTGGTCAGCGTTAAAAACAAACCTTGCAAGCCAAGTGATGTGGCAATGTCTTCACAACCACGGCAACGGACCATTAATTCATGGCGGCGAATAGCAGGGTTAGAAACACTTTTCAAAACCATGCCAGCAAGATCAGCTTCTTCACCTGTTTCTTCATCAAACAGGCTCATATTTTGGATAGCTTCCCAGTTGCGCTTTTGCTGTTCTTGGTGTTCGCGAATGCAATCCCATGAAGCATAAGGTGAAGCCTTTGAAGATACTTGGCCCATAGCAATCGCTAAGTGCTCACGCATCACCTTTCTTACTTTCACTAAGCGGTTATTCCACCACTTGTCGCAACGCATTTTCGAGATAAATTGAAACACGTTTTCATCGGTTAGCTTTTTGCCTGCACCCGGCGCTTTAATGCCGAACTGGTCGATAAGTTCAGCACACTGGCGATAAACCATTAATGCCGCTAGGTTCTCACCTTCTTCGGTTTCACATTCAATGGTTGAAGTGAGTGTGGCTTGGTAACTAATGATGATGCTAGAAAGCTTGAACGCCATTTCTTTAAGCTCATCGAGTTCGAGCTCTGCCAAAATGCGGCTTTTCACTGGCTTGCGGTTTTTCTCTACTTGGTCGAAATCAAAACGCGCTTGCTCGGCCACTGGTGTGTTTGGGCGTGTAAAGTTGCTTTGCTCAGTGTCGTTATGTTCTTCACTTAGTAAAGCCACCTTTTGAGTGGTTGGGAGTTTTTTGTAATTAGCCAATACCATGCGAACGCGATCACTTGCAGGGCGCATTCTTTCACGCAGGAAGATGTTGGCATCTTTAAAGCTTTTCTTCTCACAGATAGAGATGTAACGAGTCGCAAAGTATTTAACCAAATACTCTGGCAGGTCATTAAAAAACTGTTTGCGCCATTCGTGGTCGCGTGGGTTCACATCATAAAGCTTACGCTCTGTGACGCTCATCCCTTCCGGTTCACGCTCGAACGTTGCACGCTCTGCCGTAGCATCAATGGCTTTCGGTTTTTGCGGGTAAACGTGCAATTGCCCCCATTGCTGACAAGCGATGGAGGCTGCACGTTTTTGCTCTGTGGTAAATTCAGTGTTTGAAGAACTCAAAACTAGTTTACACCCATGGATTCATCAAAAGCTTTACGGCTCATCATGCCCAAAGCGAACGCCCAGAACGGGCTCATGTTAGATGGCTTTTTCATAGCAACTCGGTTGTTTTTAGTCACACGAACACCGCCGCGCTCAACCGGAGTTTCTACCGCTTGCGCCAACGTCATGCCTTTTTTCAGACGAAAGAAAATGGTTGAAGGGCAAATACCAAATGCTTTAGCAATTGGCACTACGCCGTGAACACCTTTATAAACGTGTTTAACACTCATGCTTTAGTCCTCACTTGAAACGGGAAGTAACAATGTTTTTCAGCTGGATATTGGCCTCCGGCTTGAAAGAAAATCTTCATCAACATACGCTCCTTCCCACGAACCAAACCTTTAACCTCTCGACTACCAAGTGTTGATTGCCAAAGATCGACACCTAAAACGCGCTCAATATTCGTAATGTCACCGCTAGATAAACACACATAGCCTTTGCCTTCTGGATGCTTTATTGCATCAAGAATGGACTGCATATCTTCAACCGCTTTTACTTCTTTTTTATTCAACCTCATGCTGCCACCTTCTTATTTACTGAAACGATATGACTCAAACCTTGTGGGATATCGAAGCGGTTGCCGTTATCCCAGATAAACCACATGTACTCGCAAGAATCCGAACCGCCATTTACAAAGCGTGGACGCGGGACAATAACTGGCGTTTTCTGAGGAAAACCGACTTCCTCCCAGAAAGACAAACGCTTTATTGAACCGAGATAATTCACGCGCTGCAGGTAGGCCATTGTTCCGTTTGGTGCCAACTCGCTCAGGCTTTTACGGATAAACTCTTCCGTTAGTGAAAAAGGTGGGTTTGTGATGATCACGTCTTGCATTCCAAAATCAGTCGCTAGGTAATCAATACCCTTTTCAATTTCAGCAAATGACTTTTGGCTGTGTGGCAAATCAACCTTGTTGAAGATCGCGCCAGTACCAAAGCAAGGTTCTAAAAATTTATCAGTAGGACGAAACGTTAACTTTTCCAACAGAGCGACAACGCACTCGTCAGGTGTTGGGTAAAGTTCGCGTGGAATTACCTTTCCGTTAGTAGAGCTCATCAGATCGCCTCCACTGTTGGGTAGCCATGAGACGGTTCACAATCACGCCACCACATCTGCATGGTTGCGTTTTGGCTTGTGCTTTTAGTGCAAGCAGACACAAAGAAAAGTGCGCGAATTGCGCCAAGTGCTTGGTTATGAGTTACGGGATCAGTTGATTGGTTAAACACCACAACCCAGAACACCCACCAAGCGGTGATGAAGTCTTCAAGGCAAAGCCCTTGTTCGGTGCCGTTCACGTTCACCAACATAGCGCGAGTAGAATCAAGTTGAAGCATTGCGCCTTGGCTTGATTCAACGCTGTTGAATACACGAATGAACTGTTCAATTTTGCGAGAGGTAAAGCCTTCACCACGAAGGCCGAACTCTAAATCACTGCGGTAAACGGTAATGATGCTCATACTTCCACCTCAACATTTGTTTCAGCTTCTTCACGCGCTTCAATAATTAGCTCAGTCAGTTTGCTTTCAATCGAAAGAAGTTGCTCCAAAGCATCTTCTTTATCAATCTCCACATCAGCCGCGTATATGTGTTTTCGCTTGACGCTAGAGTAATCAACGTCCGTTGGTTCCACATTGACAAACAAGCAATTCACATGAGCCGAATAACGAGTAAAAATATGAATCACATCAGCGTTAGCCATCGCCAACACATTAATCGCGTGAACAATATCGAACACTTCACGATCAGCATTTAAGCCACTCATTAACTTTTGCTTTAACGCCAAAGCTTCGGCAGGTTGTGAAGTAACAAACAGACCACCACGATTCTTGCTTAGGCTGTCTTTCAAATCTTGCTCTTGCTCTGGTGTGAAAGCATCAGAGTTCAAAGCCACGGCTTTCGCTGCCAGTGCTTTTATCTCATTTAACGAGCTTCTTAGTTCATCTAAAATTTGGTCATTCATCTTCTATGCTCCTACGCTAAGACGAAAAAAAAGCCCCCGCTGCAGGGGCAAACATCACTTGCTGTTAATGGGTCTTACTAAACTGTTTGTGCTTCAAGCGGCGAACATCACCGAACTGCTTATCGAATCCTGAAACGAGCGTTTTTAAGTACTGCATTCCAGTTCTGATTTTCTGCAATTCCAAATCATCGAATGATTCAAAAGTGCGTTGGTAATCTTTAGCAGGTAAACCACCTGCTATCAGAACAAGGCCACGGCTTTTATCTGGCAACGTGTTGAACATCTGTTGCAGCTTGCGGCGTGTTGCTTCGCCGCTAAAAAGCGACTTACAAGCGGCGATACTTTCTGCCGCGCTTGGTGATTGCTCTTGTGTTTGTACTTCTTGTTTTCTAGCTAACTGGTTCATGCTCATTTCCTTATGCCAAACCGGGAAGTGGAACGCCGCTTACAATCAGGTCAGTGCCGAATTGCATCAAAGGCTGTAAACCTCCGGTGGTACGGTTTTCAACATCGTTGATAAGAAGCACAAGGTTGCCAATGCCAGCTTGCGCCTTTTGGATTAGAGATTGTTTGTGGGTGCGAGAAAGTCGAGCGTTGTTGCCGTGTTCCAATGCCCAAGTAGAAAGTTCACCTGCATTCGCGCTGTTATGTAACAAACGCTCCATCATGCTTTTTTCGTCTTCTTCCTTTAGAACTGGCGCGGCCACCATGTCGAGCCCAAGCAAAAGACAGTTAATAAGCGTGTAATTGCCGCTTACCTTTGAAACCGCAATCAACTCAACAGGCTTTAAAGCATGTGGTTGTGCTGGGTTTAACTTGTTGCGCAGCATGCCCGGCTTCATTCCAAGATCACGAGCGATTTGCTCCATGTTCTCGGAATTCGCAAACGAGCAACAAGCTTCGTCAAATGACTTTTGTTTGAACTCACAAAATACGTACATTGAGTTATTCCTATCCGTAAACAATACTCAAATAAAGAAGAAAGGGACGCAAACGAATGACCAACCAATGATGTTGAGCCAAAGAGGACACTTGCTTGGATACTTTTCTTCCCAAGACTCACTCATGGCATCTTGCAGAGTGAGTTTGGTTTTAGATCGGTAAATAAAGCTCACGCTTTTTGAGCCGCAGTGCGTTGGTATAGAAGAACCAAGTTGATCAGCACCTCCGAGATCGGAAGAGCGGTTCAGCAGGAATGCC